GAAATCAGCAGTCTGTGGCAATCCCCAAGACTCAGCAGTATCTGTCATGTCTACATCTGTAGAAGCAAATCCTGATCTGGTAGTTTGAGTTGCCGTGACTATTGGCAAATTCATTTCTACTGCCAACCCACGCAACTCTTCTGCACAACTTTTCACCATTGTATAAGAGTTAATATTATTTGCTCCTTTAAATCTACTGGATGCACAAATATTTACATAATCCACGAATACAATATCTGGTTTAAATGACTTCTTGATAGCAAGTTCTTTGACCAATCCTCTAAAATGCCCAGTATGTGCTGATGCTGTTGGATACTCCTTTACAATCAAAGTCCCAGAAGTGGACTTAATTATTTGTGCAATCTTATCATCAAACATCTTCTTCGGCAAATCATGTAAATCATCAATACTGATATTCATCAAATTTGCATCAATTCGTTCTGCAATACGTTCTTCTGCCATCTCTAATGTAATGTAAAGCACATTCTTACCTTGGGACAAACAGTTTGCAGCAACATGACACATAAACAAAGACTTACCAACACCTGTGCCAGCAAGTGCAATGTTCAGTGTCTTGGGGGGCAGTCCTCCCTTGGTGATTTTATTGAAGAACTCCAGATCAAACGGAATCTTCTTCTCTACTGTGTGATAATAGTCATATCGGGACTCACTATCCAACAAGTAATCATGACCAACAGCATTATCGAAACCCACAGCAAGGGCATCTGTGAGAATGCTCGGTATTGCAGATACATCTCGATCCTTATCTTTTCCATCAATGATTTGTATGCCTTTAACAATCGCATTATATACTGCCCTATCTTTACAAAATTGCTCGGTTGTATCACACAACCAATCGAAATCTACGTCCGTAGATTCAAGTGTCTTTATAACTTCAACTACTTTCTTGTAGTCTAACTCAGTTAAATCTTTCCTACTCTGTACCTCAATTTCCAAAGAGGTCTGAGTTGGTATTTTCTTATATTTGTCAACGAATTTTGCAATCTCTTCAAATATCGTTTTCTCAGTTCGATCTGAAAAATAATCTCCCTTCATATGAGGGAGAACTTTACGTGCATATTCCTCGTTAGAAACTAACTGACTTAATGCTGTTCTTTCAATCGTCTGATCTATACTCAAGATTATCTCCTTCTATTTGTTCTTCTATAATATCCACAAGGATGTCTCCTATAAGTGTAAAAAACTCCTCATCAAAGCTTTCTCTTTCTAATCCATTAGGGTCTACTATATCATAGTTAAACTTAAAAGGCAACTCCCCTTCATAATCTTCTGCTGGTGCTTTTGGTATCTCCACCTTACCATATTTGTAAATAACACCATTAAATTTACCACCATTTATACCTACACATTGCCAATTTTCTTTATTATCAGAAACAAAGGTGTAACTATCTTTTATATCAGACATAATGTAAGTAACTCCCTACGATATATTTTGGCACTTTTGTAGGTTTCCTTCCAGCATGAACCCAAGGCCAGAGAGGTGGAAATATTAGAAGATTGCCTTGAGTGCAAGATGAAGACCAATTGTGTCCTTTTATTCGAAATAGAGTTTGACCATCCTCGTTATTATCTAGATATATAAAAAATGCAAGAAACCGTCTAGCAGTCTCATAATTAAGCACATCAACATGATCTCCAAATTCATCTACACCATCAGGTAAGTATCTTTTCATTCTAACTTCTTCAAATGTATATTTTTTTGGTAATTGCCAAGGACCGTTTAGACAAGTCTTTTTGTATTCCTTTAGATGTTCCAAAAACAACTCTAATATAATTTTTACTTCTTCACCCCATTCCTGATATCCTTGCAATTTAATTTGAGAAAACTGCATTGCACCCTCATGATGTTTTTCATATTGTTCTGGATGACTCTCAAATTTCTCAATCATGCCCCTACATACTTCGGGAGATAAGACATCCTTGTAGATTCTACATAGATGATCCATACTTGAACTCCTTACCAGCACACTCCTCAAGTTTCTCCATGATTTCCTTTGTGAAGTATTTTTCTGGATCATTGTTTATTGTCTTACCAAAAGTCTTTGTACCATCAGGTAACTCAATACGAGTACTCACAGATTTAAAAATACCGTGTTTCAGTGCAAGATCAAGTAGACCATAGTGCCTATCTAGACCATCACGATATGACAACCTAACATCAACCATCTTATTCTCTACTGTCAGACGTGACTTATGATTCTTACAGTGAATGATATTGCCGATAACTTCAGTGCCGTCCTTTTCTTTTTTCCTTGACAAATAGATAATCGAAGATGCAGCATATTTAAGTCCAGAACCACCACCCATTTCTTTCGTAGGGAACATAGAACCAATTACGTCATACGTGTGGTTAGTTATCACCATAGGCACTTTAGCACGTCCAAGTTTTAATGTCAGAACACGAAATGCAGCCTTGAGAACTTGTGCTCTAGTCATATCTCTCGTTTCCTTACCTTCTGCCGTATCAGAAATTTCCTTCGATGTTGACATCATTCCAAGACTATCTAGTGCGAGGAAGAATGGAAATCGATCTGTTTCAAGATATGCATCTAAAATCTTGAGTGACTGTGTTCTAAATTCCTGTACCGTAGTAACAGGAAAAATTGCCAATCTCTCTGGGTCGATCCCCCTATCCGTAATCATTTGTTGAGTTATAGCACTTTCTGACTCGAAGTAGGCAACTTGTGCCTTTGGATTCTTGTCAAGAAAACTCTTGATTACTCCCATAAGAAAGTAGGTCTTCCCGGTGGCACTTTCGCCTGCGAGGGCAGTTATCTTATTTGAAGGAAGACCCCCATACAAACTTCCACTTAACAACGCATTAAAAACATACGAGCCCGTGTCAATAAAATGATCAACATCAGAATCCATTCCTTCTGATACCAAATCAGCATATTCATTTCCAACGTCCTTCACTATCTTTTTTAAAAAATCACTCATTAAAAAACTCCTCCAAACTGCCATTTTTCGTCTGCTTAAAAATATCCAGTTCTTTATCTTTACCAAAATACCAGATATTCTCTATGAATATCTTCTTCAAAAATTTCTCCAATTGAGCATGATCAAAATTACCCTCTTCATCAGAAAATACTGCTCGACCTTGTGGACGTTGCATAATTCTCATACCCACTTGTCCAATAAAATGCTCTTTCATAGAATCTACTAAATCATCTCCAGCACGATATCTCTTATTTTTAATTTTTGGATCAAGCATATTTACCATAAGAACACCACGATCACTTAATGATTCAAAACTCTTTTGGCACACTGGCAATAAAAACCCATCTCTCCATTTTTCATAAGTATCATATTTTGCCCATGATTGTTCTTCCTCAAATTGCCCACCTTCATTATATCGTTCTGTTGAAAAGTATGGTGGACTAGTAAATGCACAATCTACATCTTTAATTTCATCCCAAGGTAAATCCTCTGCACCACATCGATAGATTTGTACTGTCTTTGTCCCGTGAGTTAGTTTATCATAAAATGCGATCATCTTTTTATATCGTCTGAACGTATTTGGATTAGGATCACACCCTATGTAGTGAGTTGCATTGGAAGCATAAAAGGCAGCAAGTCGATCTCCCCACCCCATAGAAGTATCCAACACCGTCTTTGCTCCTGTCATATCATATATAATTTTTGCAACAAGAGGTTTGAACTGTGTAGCATTATATGTCCCTAGTCTAAAAGCAACATAATAAGACTCATGGGATAAAAGTTTACCTTTCTTACCACCTGGATTTACTCCCCTCCAGATTGGGCCAAACGCACCCCACAGATTATCACCATCGTTCCATCTTTGTAATGGACCTTTAAACCCATATGAATTACATGCCAATCGCAAATCCTGCATAAAATAATTGCTGACATTAATAAAGGAATGGACTCCTGCTGGAGTATCAATTACACCCAACCCATAAATGCTGTATGGATATTTGTAATCATCATATTTTTCCATTATCTCTCTATCAGTTTCCTTGGTATGTTTGGAAATATCCACCTTCTGTAATTTATAAAAAGTTTTGGTGATATCTTCTTTGCTATAGTTCTTTAATGGAAATGGTGGTTTCTCTTTAGTGATGTAATCTGCCAGTGTCTTTCGAAATTCTTCCTTGCCGAACTTGTCAGTTACTTCTTTAAACTGATCACGATCCATTACAGGCAATCCTGTATCATCAAGACTATTTCTCAATATTTCATATAATTCACTCATGTAAAGAACTCCTCAAGTGAGCCTTGGGTTCCGTATGACGAATCGATCATCCACCCCATCTTGGTAGTTATAAAAATAATCGGTTCAACAAATGATTTTTCAAACTGCTGTTCAAAATCTATCAAACCCTTTAAGTCTAGTTCTTTCGGCATATCTGTTATGAACGAAAATGCGGTAGACTGATATATGTTAGGAATTCGCAAATGCAAAAACCTAATTTTATCTCCCTCTTGTATACTGGGGTATTTGTTTCCCAAATTATGCTTTTTAAGAAGGTGGTTATATAAAATTCCACCTTTTACATGGATGGGAGCACCACGTCTAAAGAGATTATGATCTGTAGACCACTTTGCTAATCCATTACAACTTCTAGGATAAGCAATCTCCTCTGGAGGTAATTCCATAAAATCCTCTCTGAAATCTTGTATAAAAGTGTTCAGTTCCTTCTCATTACCATTCATAATGATGTCTAGTGCTTCTTTAATTTTTGCTCGGCAAGGTGCTGGAGTAGAACTCTTAACCGCCTCGATGCCCATAATTTTCAATCTAGGTTCAGCATAACGAACCCCTTCACTGTCGTGGACATTTAATATGTATCGTTTCTTTGCAGTCCAGATACCCTTATCAGCAATCACTTCACGTGACATATTCATTTTTTGTTCGTAGGCTCCAACCACTTCAGCAAGATCTGAGAAACTTCTATTGATAAATGGTTCCAACTTATCCTTTGCCACTTTGTCCAAGAACGAGACAATTTTGCTAGTCTCTGTTCCCTCGACAAAGACTTTGCTAACCAAAGAATCAAAAGTGATATACACCGAGTCCGTATCTGAAGCAATGACATAATCTTCCTCATCAGTTTCCAAGATTTTATTAAGATATTTATTAAGTGCTTTTTCAATCCAACGTATAGATAACTGACCAGATAATGTAATTGCTGTAGCAACCAACAAATCGAAATACCTAAACCAATGATTCCCAATAGCACCATACGCACTATTAAGGGATATCTTCTTTGCCATCTGAATGTTGTTATACTTTGATATATCCTTGAGCAGACTCTTGTCACCTGTATCTTCATATCTCTGTTGAGTCTCAAGAAGTAACTTTTTATACGTAACACGATCATCATAAATTTTCTCCATTAGTTCTGGCAAAAATCCCCTTTTATCTTTTCGAAAATATGCACCATTTGGAGTCATACAATGTTCAGTTTCGTTCTTTAATTCACCCTTTAAAATCTTATCAACTAATCCTTCTTTCTTTTCACTGGGAACTAATGTCTCTGGTGAAATATTGTATTGCATAATTAAGTGTGGGTATAGAGAGTTTAAATCAAACGACATTACCCACTTATGCATTCCCACTATTGGGTCTTTAACATATGCTCCCTCAAATTGTTCGATCTTTTCCTGTTGAGATTTTTGAGGGATTGCAATGTTTCTTTCTCTGAGGTAATTATATATAAGAATGTCCCAGTAACGAACTGTACCTAATACATCGACAAAATTAACCTTTGCATCATATGCCATAGTTAAACACAGTTCAATCAATTTCATCTTGTCTTCTAAACGATCTACAATTTCAACGTCTTGTATATTGTATTCGATGAAAGACTGAAAATCCTTGGTATACCACTCCCGAAATGTGTCAAAAGGATTACCAGCCTTACTTTCACCTAACTCAACTTTTGCAATATGGTCTAACCTATAAGACTCCTGATTTGTGTATGTAAATTTACGATACAAATCATAATAATCTAAAGCAGCAATTCCCTGTATAGTATAAGTCTGATGATTTCTCCCTTGCTGATATACTTTCTTCTCAAATACACCACCCCAAGGAGACAATCGTTTTAATTCATCTTCACCAAATAACCTTTTAATACGATT